CGCTAGTGTTTCCATACTGACCGCAAAGCAATACGTTGTAGCTGCCAGTTGTTATTGATGAGCCGATATTGTTGCCACCAGCAATTAAATTGTATTGGCCTGTTGTTATGTTTTGCCCGGATTTGGACCCAATAACTGTGTTATAACCACCAGTGGTAACATTATGCAAGCCTTGGTATCCAACAGCAGTATTTTCATCGCCGTCCGAATAACCAGTCGCACCACAAGTTCGATAACCAATAGCTGTGTTTTTATCACCCCGGTTCCACTTACCAGCTCCATAACCTAAACCAACCCCGTAGGTGTGGCCTGATACTTCAGAGAAACATTCGGCTCCGACAAATGTTTCATAATTCGAAGCTGACCGCCCTGCTCTATCGCCAACAACTGTGTTGTATTGCGTGCTTGCTGATCCAGCAGCCAATGCATATCTGCCCACGGCAGTGTTGTAACTACCAGTGGTTATGGTATCTAGAGCATAGTAGCCGATAGCTACGTTATTACTGCCAGTTGTAATCGAATCACCAGCTCTATAGCCGCTAGCTGTGTTGCTACCGCCTGTAGTGTTCCACCTTAGAGCTTCGTATCCGACAGCTGTATTCTCCTGAGCAGTTGTATTCGCAGTAAGAGTATAATACCCAACAGCAGTGTTATACGAACCGGTGGTATTAGAATACAGACTAGCTTCTCCAACGCTAACATTTTGTACTCCAGTAGTGTTATAGTGTAAAGCCTGACTTCCAACGGCAATATTTTGGTTGCCAGTGGTATTCGTACGAAGAGCCTTGTGTCCAAAAGCATGGTTACTATAACCAGTCGTATTACTCTTAAGAGATTCATGGCCAACAGCTACACCACCAAAACCATTGGTGTTTGCATTTAATGCGTTGTATCCAACAGCCGTAGCTTCATTATTAGTCCCATCGTCATTAGCAAGAGCACCAGTACCCAAGCCGATAGTTTGACCACTGTCGTTAGTAACAGCATCAGACAGTGCGTTGATGTCAGACGCTCCACCAGACGCTCCACTAGCAGCAGTTGTTATGCGCCCTTGTGCATCAACTGTAATGTTTGAGTTTGTATACGAACCAGCCGTAACCGCAGTATTAGCAATCTTTGCAGCTGTAACTGCGTCATCAGCAATCTTTGCAGTGCTTACTACACCGTTATCAATAGTAAAAGTTGCGCCACTACTAGATACAGTAATGTCACCTTTATCACCATCACTTACACCACCAGCGGCGGCGGCAATCCAGTCGTAATCACTACCATTCCAACTAAGTATTTCACCACTACTTGCAGTAGATTGGTTTAGATGTGTATCTACATCACTATTTGCATAAGCAGTAGCACCAGTTGTAATGCCATTTAGTTTGGTATGATCAGCATCAGTAAATACGTTACTGTCAGATGCTGATTCTACAAGTGTACGGATCTCTGCAGCTGTTTGATCGGCTGTTGCTCCCGTTTCAATACCATCTAGTTTTATACCATCAGTTGCTACATCACGTCCATCAACAGAACCAGTAACAGTAATGTTTCCGTTAACAGCGTTTGTACCAGTAACAGTAATACTACCGTTTACTGCTAATGTTTCAGCAATTTGATCAACTGTTAGTACACTACCAGCTTTAAATTTACCAATATGATCAGTACTTGATTGCCAAACCTTACCGCCACTAATCTGGGTTACTTGGTTTGCTTCAATAGCTACACCACCATTATCAGGGTGATCACTATAGTCAGTACCTACACCAACATATTCAAATGTATGACCACCAGTACTAATATAAGAACGTAAAGCAAAAGTAACTGCAGTGTTAGAAATTGTTTGTGACAATGCTGGTGTGATAGTTACATCCCAGCCAGAACCATTAGCAACACTACTAATCACACCATAATCATTACCGTCAACGGTAAGCATCATGTGGTCAAGTGGACGGCTTACAGTGCCGTGAAAACTAGCTGCACTTGTAATAGCACCAATAGTTACTGTAGTAGCACCAGCACTGGCTGCACTAGCAGTAGCTGAAGCAATTGCTGTAGGGCTCTTACCTTCTGCAATAAGACCATAACGACCAAAGTCAGTTACACAATTGCTGAGGTTAATCTGTCCACCGTTCTTTGCTTTAGCGTGGTAGTGACAGAAAGTACCAAAGAACGATACTAGCTGTGCATAACCATTATTAGTAACAAGGATACCTGGACCATCAAGAGTAATCTGTGTAAATGCATCGACAACCATACTCCTAATTGGACTGGTTGTTGCAGGTACAGAACCGTCAACCAATAGACCACCACCACAAGGTGCAGAAGTCTCATCACCTGCTACTGCGCTATAAGTTTGTGCGTCAGTAGACGGGAAGGTATTGGGATCAAAGTTTGCATTATCAAATTGTGCATCACTAAAGTGTGTGCAGTTTTGAATGTACGGAGACTTTAAAATGATTGGGTTGCCTGAGCGGAACGAAACAGCAAAAGGTTGGTTACTAGGTAGACCATAAGTAGCATCATTATCTACAGCGTTATTTCTACTACCTTGATCTGAAGTAGGAACCTTCAAACCTAACATAGTAAAGTTAGTGATATAAGTACCACTGTCAACTTCCCACATGTTGTTGTTTTCAGTCGCTACTGTAGGATGAATAAAACAACTACGAAGTGACTTACCAACAACAGAAATATTATTCTTTTGAATAGTTAGAGGTAAAACTTCTTGGTAAACACCAGGCTCTACAACAATTAAAGTACCGTCACCACTTGCAGAAGCATTGATTAAGGTGAGTGCACGTTTAATTGTTTTTAGAGGTGATTGAGGCAGGAAACCTGTAATAGCAGAATCATCACTACCGTTTACAGCATCAACATAACGGACAATAGTTGTAGGAAGAGGTACATACGGTGTACCAGTAGTTAATATCCTCCAGGTGCTACCAGTCCACATGTACAAAGCATTAACGGTTTCAGTAGGGTTATACCAAAACTTACCAATTTGAGTTGTAGTAGGTTCTGTTGTACTTACAATTGCATCTAAACGTGCTGCAATAGCACCAACTGTTGCTACTTTATCATCTACAGCATCCCATGTACTTGAATAAGCACTGGTTTGAACAATATCAGCAGTTTTAATGCGATCCAGGTCAACACTATTAGAACCAATACCAATGGTAGTTTGACCACCAGAAGCACTTTTAGTAAGGCCAGTAGAGTCAATTAGAATATCATCTTCAATGGCTGAATCAATAACATCATCAATTTTTGCAGTAGTTGCGATTGTGTCGTCATTGTTTGGCCATGTTTCAGCACTGGTAATAGTTTCAGATAATTCATCTTGGAACCGTGCGTCTAATGCAGCAGTAGTTGCAATATGATCGTTATCACTTACCCAAGTCTCAGTGCTTAAAATTGTTTCATTAGCTTCATCTTGAAACCTCTCATCTAAAGCAGCAGTAGTTGCAATTTTATTATCTGCACTTACCCACGTACCTCCATTTGAAGTAGAGTAAATAGTTTGGTTGTAATTATTCCAAAAATATTCATCAAGATATTCAAGTATTGGTTGTGGTACTTGACATCTACCTTCTAAAATAGCAAACCGTAATTGCTCATAATTAGTATTTAGATCAACCGCTCTAATAGAAGATCCAGCATTAAATACTGCTTTAATATCTGTAATGTTAGTTATACGGTCAATTTTAACATTATAAATAGCACCTTCATTAACTCCAGAAGTAGGAGGTACAGGAGGTAAAGTACTTGTAAATTCTACAATAGTAGGATTAGCATCAGTAATTTGCCAAGGATAGGTGCCATCCGTTGTAAGTTTTTTTTCGTATTTTTTTGTTGTATTGTTCCAAATAGAAACAATAATTTCTGATTTAGATTGATAAGGAAACGGAAAAGCAAATTGAGATTGCGATCCTGTTCCTTGATATTTAATTTGTACTTCAGCGCATGACATAGGTTTTAGTAACGAGTAGTTGGTATAATTCCTTGGGTGGCATTACGGTTATTAATTTTTTGGATCAAAATACGTTGTTGAATACCATTTTTCATTTCTGAATCTAATGCTTCATATGCAAGATCTTCAGCTAGTTTTTGTGAATCACGTAGCATTGCATGGATTTGATCATACTTACCAATAGGTAATCTTTCAGAACTGATAAAATTAGGGGCACGACGTGCTTCCTTTAGTTCTTTAATTGTATTTCTAGCATCAGCTATTTTACTAATTCTACTGATCTCTTTTCTTAAAACTTGTTGTTCACCCATCTTTTTATACAATGCAGCACGTTCTGTATTATTAAGGTCAATACCATCACGTGTTCTAAATGCAGAAGATACATCATATTCAATATCTACTAAGAATTGTTCTTCTTTAGTCATACCAGGATGAATCTTTAGTGGAGACACCTGATTATAAATACGATGGAATACATTATATTGATTAGGGATCTCTCCAGTGATTGGGTTAGTAATAGTAGGTAGTCTATTGGTAGTATCCAATGCACCAAAGTACTTATTACGATTACCCAAATGACTCAAAAGATCATTATTTAGTTCTTTCAAACCACCATCAAGTATCTTACCAAAAGTGTTACGTGCACCAGCTAACGGACCTAGAGAATCTAATTGTCCTGCAGCAAACCGTGTAGCTTGTGCTTGGTTACCACCTAATACTTCAACCATAGAACGCATAGCAGACATACCAGCAGCATCAGTTAAAGAAGCAGCTAATATAAATGATGCCTTTTCAAAGAGATGTTCTACAGCAGTCTCACCTAACATGTCAAAGTTGTCGCCAACATTAGCAACAAAAGCAACCCAATTACTTAAACCAGGGCCAAGTAGTTCTTCATACTCAAATCTGACTCCATCTAGCCCTTCCATTGTACGGGCTTTCCAATTACTATTCTTCTGACGTGCTCTATTAAGTTGACGGTCCATAGAACCATCACCTGTCATACTGAACAATCCATCTCCAAATAGTTTATCTTTAAATAGAGCAGCAACTGCTACGCTAGTAACAAAAGTACCAACAGCTTTTCTACCTAATGTTCTATTTTTTAGATCAATAATAGTATTAAGTTTAGCAGTAGGATCCATACGTTGAATTGGATGCCCACGTTTTGTAAGAAGTTTATCTACTAACTCTGGATTAGACATTAAGTCTTTTACTGAAGAAAAGGATAGATCATTAACATCTTCTTGAAATGATTTAAATGGAAGAGGTAGATAGTCATCAGCCACTCTAACCATGTTCATCATTGACCTAGGGAAAGTAAAGAATCCCTGCACAGCAGGTATCATTTTTACTAATCCATCCACTTCTTTAACTAGCTTAGTATCTAGGTTTAATGCAATATCTGCTGTATTATATTTAACAGCTTGATCTGTAATAATACCATTTCTATCAAACATGCTATTGTATTCTTCAGTAGCTAGTTCTTTGATACGGGCTGGTGTAGCCGCTTCACCTAAACGGTCTAGTTCATCCATAGCACGGAAACGTGCCTGAGCATTAGCTATAGTAGCACCAGTCCAACCATCAAAACCAGTCATTAAATTAGGAGTTAATCTAAAGATAGGATCCTCAGCCATTGCAATGCCTTCTTCATAAAGGTCAACCAAGAATTTAAATCCATGGTTACCACGTTCTGCTTCAGCTTCTGCAATATAACGGAATTGTGCTAGCTTCTCTTCTTTCTGAATGATTAAATCAAGACGTGTTTGACTTGCTACAGAGTTAGGATTTTGAGATGCTTTTGTAAACATCTTACCAGCATATGCTAACGATTTCTTTTGTGTATCAATAATAGAACCGTAAGCCAGAAAACCGCGTTGAACTGCTTTCATATCTTGTTGTGCTAATGCACCAGCAAAATAAGTAATTGGTTCAGCTACAAGACCACTAATGTTACCATATAAAGCTTTAGCAGCAGTTACAGGACTAGATAGTTTTGAATTAAAGTAATTAGCTCTTACAGCTTGTACAAGAATATTAGGTGATTCTGGATTAGGATCGAAAAGAAGTCTTGTTTTTGTAAATGCATTAAGGATTTCCTCATTCATTTTAGCAAGAGTATTAATTTCACCATCACTAATTTCGTATAGTTCTAGGAATGAATCAAGAATATCAGGTCTATTTTCTTGTAAGTACTGCCAGTTTGCTGTGAAGTCATCGCTTTGCTTTTGGATAGTTTGTAGTGCTTGAGGATAAGATTCTTTAATACTTTCAGCAATTTCATCAGATGACTTACCAAAATTTTTTAGTTTTTCAGCAACAGTCAATAAACCTTTCTTTTGAGTAGCATAGTACCTAGTAGAACCTACTAACTGCTGTAAGAAATTAATATTATCAAGAAGTTTTTCCTGTGCATTTTCAACAGAAAGTGATCCTTTGTTAATACGAATGCCTTCTGATAAATCAGCAATCTGTCCAGCAATAGAAGTAGCAGTATAAGCTTGTGCTTTAGCTACATCCATACCAGAATAGTTTTTAACCATTGAATTGATAGAACTTAAAGCATCAGTATAACCTGTTGCAGAAAGTACTTCAGCACCAAATTCATTCTTTGTAATGACTGGATCAAGAATACGTCTGATCTCATCAATACCAACAGTAGGGTCAAATAGTTCTAAAACAAGATTCTCACCTTGAGCTTGGATCTCTTCAAAACTAACTGCCCAATCAGCAGCATCCATCCTATAACGATCAGCATCCTTTAGTTGCTTAGCAAGACCAATAGTAATCTCTTCTACACCACCAGGTGTTTCAGTACCAAACTTAAGAGCAGGTTCACTGATAAAATTACCTAGACGACCATATACTGTACCTTTATTAGATGCAATACGTGCTGCATCTACACTAGCACCAACGATACCAAAGTCATCAACTGAACGCATACCTGTCTCATTCCAGTCGTACAAATCATGTACGCCTTTCATTGCTACATTACCTTCAGGATTCTTGGACATATTATAATATCCAAGTTCATCTAAGTCAGCTTCCTGCTTACGTGCATAGTTAGTAAGTTCTTCAGTAAGGTCATTACTTTTAGGAGCTGGTCTCATATCAGCAAGAGCTTTAATTGCTTGCTCTGACTCTCCAACAATTGTAGGTGGTGCTTTAAATAGATCAGCTACTTCATCTAAGGAACTTTTTAGTTTACCAGCAAAACCAACAAAAGGAATAAGAAAACCAAGGGCTAGATCTTCATTAATATTCTTCTGACGTTTTTCATCTGTGCTTTCACCCTCAAGTGTTGCCCAGCTATCAGGTATAAAATCCCATTGAGGTGGTAAAGATTGCTTTATCTGCCCCAACATATTATCTTCTGTATACTGATCACTAACAGAACCAACAGCAACACTAACACCAGATTCAATGCCACGTTGAGACATGAATTTTACAAAGGCTGACTTACCAAGTGGGTTATTAACCACAGCTTGTGCTTTAGTGCCTGCAGCAAGACCAGCACCTTGTAGTAAGATTGTAGGTGCGACAACAGAAGAAATGTTTCTCACTGTTTGAGCTACACTGTCTTCATATTTAGTGATCTTAGGGATACCACCTGTACCACCATATTGTGCATCTTGTTCAGCACTAACACCTGTTAATGCATTAAAAGTTTCTATACCGAAATCTAACATACCTGTTGGTATAGCAGTAGCTAGTTCAAGTGCTGTCCTAGGATCCTCAGCAATGCTTTGCATCTCGCTGTCTACACCTGAACTCATCTGATTTCTATTCCATTCTCCTCTACTCATACCTTGAGCAGCGTAATAAGAATAATCTTTACTTTTATCGAATGGCTCCGCCGTAGAGGTGCCTGGATCCTGTGGTTGTAGCGGTTCTCCTCCCATAGGAGGTTGCATGGATTGTTCAGTGTCCGCCAATTCTTGCTCTTGAGCAGCGTTCAATCTCTGTTGAATTTCTTCAATTTGTTCGTTAGAGAGTTGAGCTTGACGTTCTTGTTCATCCAGTACAAAATCTGCGCCTAAACCAGGATCTTGTGTAGGATCGTTCATAGTTTATTAAATGTTGTTTTAGTAGTTAAAGTTTATTGAAAACCAAACCTTCTCATGGCTGCTTCTCTATGTGGACCCATTTTTGCAACACCACTTCTAGCAGAAGTTCCGAATGAATCCTGAGCATCTCTATTTGCCCCAGGGTTACCTGCTATAACTGTAGTATAAAGATCTTCTAAAGTAGCACCTTGTGTAGACATACCTGCTCTTGCAAATCTATCTTCAAAGAACCTACGCACAGGTCCACGTAATTGATCTTCAAAAGACATACCTGGTACTACACCATAAGCAGCTCTTTCAGGACCACCAAATTGAATCAAACCTTGATAATTACCACCTTCTCCACCAACAATACCAGGATCATAAGTACCACCAGTTTCAAATCCAATGATAGTAGCAAGATCAACAGGGCTTACACCTAGCTGACCGGCAACTTCTACAAGTGCGTTTGTATGTTGTATCGGTGATACACCGTTGCCACTAAAAGTATAACGCATGTGTCGATTTACTGTCCCTGTATAATTAGCAGTACCACGTATATTTTGTGCTCTAAAAATAGAGTTCATTAATTTTGCATCAGCAGGATTTGCGTTATCAATAGCTTCACTTTTAATAGTAGGGTTAATTAAAGGTGTATTTGTACCATAAGCTTTGTTGTTTGCCGTGACCTGTGCGTTATGTATTTCACTAGGTTTCTTCCCAAACTTAGCTGCAAGATACATAGTTTCTCTTGTAAATTGTATATTGTTGGAAGTTTCAGATTGTACTGAAATTGCTGCAAGAGCAGAAGGTTCACCTAACATACTAGGCATATCAGTTATTTCACCTAAGCTTCGTTTTGCTGCAATTTTAGTTTGAAGAAGAGTTAAACGTTGATCAGTATCTAAATCAGTAGAACTTAGATTTGGATAAGAAAGTGCATTACCATCATTATCATATTTAGCAGCAAATAATGCGTTTGGGTTTTCCTTTTTATCTGCTTCAAGAAGATCAGCTTCAAGTAATTCTGTTGCCTTTACTACATCCTGTGTTGCAGTAAAATGCTCCCTCCATCTTTGCTCCATACCTGCTAACAAAGTATAAGTTATAGGGCTATTACGACCACCATTAACTGCTATGTTTGTTCTTTTACGAGCAATAGCTTCTAAACCTTTAAGTTGATCTAAACCTGCTTGACCACCATATTGCTGTTCAATTTGAGCTGATCTTAATGTTACTAACTTTTCACGATTAGTAAGATTACGTTCACGATTAATACGGTCTTTAGAAACAACACCACCAGCTCTTTGTAATGTAGCTAGTTCTTCAGCAAACCTTTCATTTGCTCCTGTTACAGCACTTCTGTATGATTCTTTAAACCATGATGGTGGTGTAGCACCTTGTGCATAATATTCTTTTGTAACTTGTTTGTATATTTCTTCTGGATTTTCATTCAGACGTTGCAGAATAGGCTCACGTGCTTCATATAAGTTGTTATCTAAAGTCTCCTTTAGTACCCTTCTGTTTTCTCTAGCACGTTTATTTAGGTTATCTACTCTTGCTTGAACAGCAGGTTTAAATTTATTAGGAAATCTATCTTTATACAACCTACCATCATCAGTAATAATATTACCAATAGCTTCTACTTGAGCATCTGTTTCAGCAAATCCAATTTGATTTACAAGGTAAGTATGGCCTTCAGCATAACTGCCAGTTGATTTTGCTAATTCATAGCCTGCTGTATAAGCATTTGTTGTCCCTTTTAATCCTAAATCATCAGCTGTTTGAAGTATAATTTCTTTGCTTAATTCTTCTTTTTTTTCATGAGAACGGTTTAACTCAACCTCATTTTCTTCTAGAACTTTTATTTTAGCATCAGCAAAATATAGTGGTTCACTAATTCCATATGCCTTAAGCATGAAACCAGAAAGTTCTGTATTTACTGATGATTGTAAGGCAGCTAATTTTTCGGGATCTTTTGCAGCTTCAGGGTTTTTTTGAAGAGCCTGTGAATTAATAGAGGAGTGTACTCTTACATAAACTCTGTTAAGTAAAGCTTGTTTACCTATTGCACCTAGACCTACTTCACCAGCAATATTGGACAAAGTTTTGGAAAAACGTTCACCTGATTTAACTCCGTTCTCACGAATGTTGTCAAGGTTTTTTAAACCACCTTTAAGTAAAGAAAATTCTCCTTGCTTATAAGCTTCAACTATGTCTGCTGATATAGTAGTAATATCTTGTGATGCAGCCAGTTTAGTTTGATCTTCTAATTGCCTTGCTTTATTCTTTTTTTCTATACTTGATACAGTTTTACTAAAATCTTGTAAACCTGAAATTATAGATTGATTAGCATTATTATCATACTTAGCTTGTAACTCATCACGTTCAGCTGTTTGTGTAATAGATTCTTGTTCATTTTTAAAATTTTGAACTTGAATCTTTTTATTTTCTTTTGTAATCTGTTCGGTATAGTCAACATTAGCTTGCATCGCCTTAAGAGTTTCTGCTCGCTGTTTTTGTTCAGCTTGGCGATTTTTTTCCATACCGGCAACAACTCGACTGGTTTCTTCACGCATCCGTGAGATACCAGCTGTAGTGAGTTGTATAGGTTGAAACCCTTTAGTTTTTGTAGCAGGTTGATATCGGATACGTGCCATAAGTTTTAGTTACATTTACTCGTTATAAAGACCCTGACCTATCATCGGTGCTCCTTTGGCAATACCTTGAATCAAAGGTGCCCATACATTTTGTTGGGCTGCTTGTGGGACGAAACCAGGAATAGATTCTTGACGATCAATAAAGATACGTTCAGGTGGCATTTGTGGTACTGGATCATAAGACAATCTGTCTGGTTTAATCATAGTAGATTCTCTTACATTTAAATCAGCAAATTTGTTTTGAAGTTGAATGTCTTTAACATTACGTTCAGTTTGACTGATAAAACTTTTCATGTTAGCAGTCATCACTCGATTGTTAAATTCAGCATCAGCTTCCGCACTATCCATAATATTTTGTATACGATTTACATCTATCCCAAAACCAGTTTGAGCAGCAGAAACATCACTTTGAATGCGGCCTACATTAATACCATACCCAGTTTTAGCGCTGGATAAAGTACTTTGTATACGTCCCATATCAATATCATAACCAGCTTGAGCACTAGATACACCACTTTGAATGCGGTCTATATCGATACCGTAACCAGCTTGAGCACTAGATAAAGTATTTTGTATACGATTTACATCTACCCCGAAACCAGCTTTAGCGGTCGATACAGAATCTTGTATACGGCGTTCAGAAATACCGTAACCAGCTTTAGCTCCAGATAAAGTATTTTTAATACGTTCTATATTAAGACCAACACCTGTTGTTTCAAGACTTGTTTCAGCGTTTAATTTAGCTAGTTCAATACCAGCTTGTTTGCGTTTACCAGTCAATTCAGTTTCTAGTTGCATAAGACCAAGGTGTAAGGCGGCAGAAGTGGCTTGTTGCCGCTTAGCTTTTGATTTACCTGCTTGACCCATTGCAGCACGACCTTCAGCAATTAAACCTTCAACTAATGCAGCCTGTCTAGCAAAAGAACCTTGTGACATTAGCTGTTGTATTTCATTATTAATAGATGCTGTACCTGATCTTTTGTTACTTTGAATACCTAGTAAATTAAGATTTTGATCTTTTATGTCAAGCTCACCTTTTGCAAGAGCTTGTTCTAACGCAAGCTTTTGTTCTTTTGTGTCAAGCTTGCTGCTACCAATAATTTCTTTTAATTTAAGTTGTTGACTTTTTACGTCAAGCTTACTTGTTTTAGTAGTGTCTTTTAATTTCAGGCTTTGACCTTTTATATCAAGAGCACTTGTATCAAAAGTTTGCTTTAAATCTAATGTACGACCTTTTGTATCAAACGCACTTGAATCAAAAGCTTGTGTTAACGAAAGGTTTTGTTCTTTTATGTTAGAAGACCCTGCTTCCAAAGCTCTTCTCAACTCAAGATTTTTTGCTGTTTTATTTAAACTTTGTTCAGTATAAACACTTTTTAATGCAGATAAAGAAGACTCACGATCAAACTGTTGCTGAAGAAACATATCTTCAACAGCTGCGTCTTCAGATTCAGTAGCTTGTGTGGCTGCGGAAAAATTTAAACCTAACTGATCACCTGCAATACCAATACTTTTTTCGTATTGTCTTAAAGTTTGCAGGTATTGAAAGTCTTGAATTTCAGCGCCACGTTCCCAATTTTGAATAGATGTATTATAACTATACTGACGCATAGCATTATAATTATCTTTATCAGCCTGATCAAGTTTATCGTTATATTCGTTAGTAAGTTTAGATACTTTTTTATTAAATTGTTCTTGATCTTTTTGGTTGCTTTTTGCTCTGGCATTAGAGTCGCTTGAAGATTTAGCGCCCATAATTCCGCTAGCAAGTGCAGCAACACCACCGATTACTAAACCAATTGGCATAATTAAGTCCTCTTATAAAATCGTGGTGAATAAATACCTTCCCATGTCATCGCCACCAACGATACGGGGTATGGAAAATTGCTTGTCACTTTAAGTTCAAAATTAGTATTACGTTGATGGATTGGTATAGTAAATTGATGTTCGGATGTTACAGGACTACTGTCTGATATGTAACTATTGTCTTCAATTACATAATCAACATTTTGCCATTCTTTAGAACCACCAGCTTTTATTTTAAATAAAACTGCACCTGTTCTACCAATAGAAAATTTAACTCTTGATATAGTTAAAATAGCTGAATAATCAGATGTAGTAGGATCACGTTTAAAATAAAATTTAGGCATAGTAACTTCTAAGTCATAACCATATCCTACAACTATACCATCAGCATAGCTAGTAAAGTCACCTTTTACTTCAAAATATTTATAACCTGTACCAATTTCAGTTCGTGCATTAGCGGATAAATAAAAACCAGAATCAGCATCAACAACTGCATCTGTACCTTCATCTGCTTCTGGTACATTAAGAAGCATAATAGCTTCTTTCTGTTGAAAGGGGGTATAGGGTATGTAGATTTTACTAACATCATTAGTTATATCATACACTACCGGAGAGACACCTACAGCAGGCGATACGGGCCTTGTAGCCATGTCCAGGCATGTATTACCAGTAATGCTAGTAGAGCCTGTTACAGAGCTTCCTGTGGGTATCTCATCAAGAATGATACTACCTATTGTATATTCGTCTTCATGTTGAGATACAATAATTGCAGAGTCATTGATAATTTTTGAAGTCTGAATACTTCCTGGTAGTTTCCATTTAGTCCAAGCTTGAAATAAATTTTTTTCACCATTATTGAAGTATCTAAAAAGATATAGGTATGATGTAGAACTATCAGTTAGCATAATTACAGAGTTCTGTGGGCTAACTGTTAAACTGTCAACAGTGGATGGTATCCATTCAAGTACAATTTTACTAATGTCAACAACAAGTGGGCTTTCTTCTACATCACGTAGTTCCATAGTAAATAACTTACTATAGCCTTGTACTCTAGTAACAAAGGTTGATGTAGTTCCAACGTCTGCAGGGGGTATATCAGCAGCCATTTCATAATTTGACAATGACCTGATTAGAGCAGTAGTAGGAGTTAAGATGCTTACATCTGTTGAATACACTTGGAACTGTTGACGTGCACTAAACAACAATAAACCTTGTGGAGATGGTAAAACGTCAGACAGAGTGACTGGTCTTACGCTAGATACATTTAAATCAATAGGATCTGAATCAACTTGTGTTAAAGCAGATTTAACAAAAAAATTAAAAGAATCGTTTGATACACCAAAAATTATATTGTCTTGTGATAAAACACCAAATCTATTGTTATAAAAAAAGGTAGATTGAATAGGAAAGCCAATAAAAGACGGTAGAGGACTTGTTACGTTATCACCTGTTTCTCGTGCTTTCCAAGGAATAGGGTTAAATGCAAAAGTCAAGGCGCCAGTATTTTCAAGTTGATACGGCATTGTAGCAGCATTAAAACCTGATGATACATCACGTGAGGTAGTTTCTTGCCAGTAACCTCTACCTCTTAAATTATTGTAAGCAACATATTTAAGATGGTAGTCATCATCAGCAGAGTTAGTATTAAGTACTTTTACGGTATGGTTATGAAATGATTCTGCGGATAATTCTGTAATAGTATTTACATTATCTTGAAATGCTATGAGAGATAAGTTATCTGCACCACCTTTTGCTTCAATAGAAAATGTTACATCTGTGCCAGTAGTTGCACTAAAATCTGTCACAACAGCATTAGTACCAGTAGTACGTTTAATAACAAGACTATCTGTGTAACTTTCTAGATACCATACACCATCAAAGTCGGAATTAGATGCAGCATGTTGTGCATCAATTAAAGCTTTAATAGCATCTACAAGATGATGATTAGTATTAATACTACTACCATCATATACTAACATGTCATCAAACGTTGTACTGTTTTGTGCAGTAACTGTTGTAGCAATGTTTTGGATTTTTACTTCATAAGAATATGCATCAACTAATGAAGTTAACTTAAGTGTAGCTACTGCATTAGGTACAAAAGTACCTGCAGCTTGCATAGCAGTTGTAACAGTTTTATTTGTAATTACTGTAACATCTTGTACACTACGAAAATGGTAATCATTTTGTGTACTACCTGTTAAATACGATGTACCGTTATTAGTTACAGTACAAAACGTACCAGTATCTGCTGTCCAAATATAAATGTTAGTACCTTTAATAGCACCAATATAAGAACCTGCAGCATCTCTTTCAATAAAAAACCATGCAGAACCGTCTAATTCAGCCTTGGTAAAGGCAGTACCATTAGCTTTTTTTAATACATTAGTATGTTTCATGCCTGGTCTTTTTAATAGACCATAGGTAGGATCTGGGTAACCGTTAACGCATTCAGTTACTTGTCCTAATAATTTTTTGTCATCATTTTGTCTAGAGACACCACCAAGAAAGTTTGGTATTAATTGGGTTACTGCTGGCATTAGCGTTGTAAAGTATGGAACGGTTGATAGCTTTTATAAAAATTACCACTTTTAGGACTACCAAAGAAAGTATAATCTCCTTGGTTACATTCGTATTCTAAAGCTGTAGATTTAGCAAAAGCTTCTTTTTGACTAAGTACTTGGTATTGATTACCATCACCAATAATACGGCTAGATACAATTGAAGCAGCACGTGCTACAATAAAAGATTGGATAGGTGTTGGGATTGAATCCCAGGGCATGTACCAAATAATATCTACGTATAAGGTTTCATCAGTCCAAATATAAGAATGAGTTGTTTTATTGTAAAGTTTACCGTTACGATAAATAGCATCTCTATCTAAATTTTGGTTGTAATTTTGATTCAAATCAATTTGAAGAATAGTATTTGCAATAGTAACTTCTTGATTAGAATCAGGAAGAATAGGATAATCGTATTCTTTGTTAAAAGACCATCCTTCTGCCTGTACTTCACGTGACACTTCATGTAAAGTGTTAAGAGCAATCGCAACGTCCGGGTTGGTTTGAGTTTCGACTTTTTTGGTAACAACAGACCTAGTTAATGAAAAATAGTTGTTTGCATCACCAACAGTTTGAGAGATATTAACAGTATAGTTGTAAGTAACAGGGTCTGTAGCAGGAGATACTTCGACACCAGCAGTAGCAATGGAAGTGTTATTAGACACACCTACTCCAGCAATAAAAGTACCTAATTCAATCCCAGCTGTTTCTGTAGTTAAAGTAGTACCACTAATGTAACCAGTAAAGCGGGAGACCTCTGTAACAACTAGGATCTCTTCAGTTGTCAACGTGTTAACAGGAGCCTGACCCACTGACGCCAGGATCTGATTAACAGCTTGTAGCTCACCATTGGAGCCAGTATTTAGGAAAGGCATAATTTGATAATGAGTATTATTCTCAATAAAGAATTAAAAAAAAGGAGCCCCCGAAGAGACTCCTAATGTAAGATAAATTAGAATGCGGCAGGCTTAGTAGCAGTACCGGCAAACAGTTCAACAGCAGCAGCTGGATTCAGGTAGTCAGCACCCATAGCCAAACGGCCAAGGATCACGTCACCCTGATAGATAACAGAAACGTCACCACTGGTCACTTGGACCTGAGGAGCGATCGCTTCAACACAACCAGCAGCTTCGCGCTGGAAGATCAAACCACAGCTATTAGCAAATTCGGTTTCTTCACCGTACTCGTTGTTGATACCTGTGACATCAGCAGCAGCATCTTCAACAGCTTCGGATACAAACGAACCAGTGTTACCAGGATCGGTAATACCAGGGTTAGTAGCAGAACCAGTACCGTACTTAGTACCATACTGAGAGAAGAAAGGAATATTCATGGACTTGTAGATCTTGATACCAGCGATCTCCACGATTCCGTCGCCACCTTGCAGTGCGGAACCTTGGACGTCGCGGTTGATCAGACCATTAGAACCAACAGCTTGGATCAGTGCATAGTACTGGCGGGGGTTTAGAACGCCCACACGCCCATCCTGACTGACTCCCTTTTCATCCATTGCAGCGGCTGCATCATAGAATGCATTTACCAAAGCAGTAGAAGAATAAGCATCAGATGCAGATGTAGTAGTACCAACACGGACCTGAGTACCACCGGGCTCAACATAGCCACTAGCAGTAATAGGTGATGCAGCACGTGCGCCACGAGTGACGGCACGGAAGATCAAGCGGTCGTATTTTTCGGCTAGAGCGTAGCCGATTTTACGACTGATCTCCGAGCGAAGATCGTAATGAGAAAGAGTCTCATCAAGGTCATAAACGAAAGCTGAGCTGATCAGCAAGTCGTCAACCGTGATGGTCTTCTCAGCCACTGGAGGTGCATTGTTGCTATCACCGAGGATGCTATTGCCAGGAGTATGGAACTCACTTTTGGTGCGCCCGGTGTAGATGAACTGCAAAGATTTGCCGTTCTTAAGTGTACGCTTCAT